GCGCACATTTGGTAATCCCAAATGTGCGCGTTTAGAGAAGTTGTTGATAATATGTAGTATTTTGCTTAGTTTAGTAAATTAATTATTGAATTATTTACAGTTTCTTTAATTGTAATTAATTCTTTTGTTTTCAAGATAATTGATTTATTGCAAGTATTATGTATTTTGATGATGATTTATCTTAATTGAGACCGTTGGTGACGGATATCAACCATCCCTGTATTAAGAGTACCGCTGGAGCCTACTTTAAGGCCAGCTTTGTATATAGAGAAGAGTATTTTAACCCGGAATGAAGTCCCGAGTTAAATACTGTCACTGTGGCGTTTCGCCTATTAATAATGTGGATAGTTAGTATCCCTTTTAGTTTCAAATTAAAAAGAGAGATAAAATAAAAGATATAAATGTTTAAAATATTGCCTTTTAGATGATGGTGAACTTTGATATTGATTTAGTTATTTGAAAATAATATATGATGTCCCTAGTAAGTGACGTAATATTCCACTTCATTAGGAATCTGTGTTGGTTAGAACCAAGTATATTGTTGTTTGAATTTGCTGATATTGAGTCATTTTGTTCCCATAACCCCAGAGTTATATATGTATCATTCCCCAATATGATTTTTCCATGGAGAGGAGTCCACCATTGATTTGGACCTTGGAATAGTTGTTTGTGATTTAGAATAAAAATAACACATATAGACGAAGGATAAGTTATTAAAATCTAGGGGAACCTCCCTTATTTGACACATTTATAAGAAAAAGAGATAGAATTATGTTTAGTGTTAGGATTTTACCCGCTCGTTAGAGCAGTCGAAGGACAAATGAAACTATTTTCAATCGAGAAATGTTTTGGGGAAAAACGAGGTTATAGATTTGTTAGCCAAGCTGATGATGTTGTACATAAAAAACAAAAATATGTTGAAGACCCTGTATATAAACAAGTTCCACTGGCTGATCCTAGGTATTATGAAGAAGATCATGATGATGAATCTGATTCATCTGTACCTGAAAGTGTGTATAACATGCTTAAAAGAAAACTAGAATTGCGATGTAAGTATGAAGGAACTTTTGGTAAGCAACTTAAAAAATGGATGATGATGGAAGAAGACCATTTCAATTATTATATGAAATGGGCAGAAGATATAGCACAATGCATTGTTATGATGATGCGTGCATCAGGCAAACTTGATCATATGATCGCTTTGACTGTGCTTCTTAAGGCACGTTTAGGTGATAATGCACTTTTTTGCATTGATAATATGGAATTTGTCCATGAAATGTTTTCATTTCTTCTGGATTCTGATTTTCAAGAACATGTTTTTGAACAACAGAGTGAAAATAACACTGAAAAAGAAAATACGTGGGTAGATAGCGCTGATGAATATACTTCAAGTGTTCGCTACCTATTAGATAATTATGAAAATTTAAAAAATAGGAAATTGTTTAAAAAAAGTTATAAAGTAATTGGATATTTGATGGCATTGACTATTACGCGAGAACATGGGATTAAATTCTCACATCCGATGTGGGAAATGTTGAGTAATGAATACTCACAAAAGATGTGGGGTCCTGATTTCCTTATTTCTATCATTGATTTGATAGTCTTTATTATGGAACGTGGACTTGCCTGTTTCAAGACAGGATCTATGGAACCCATCATGCATGATGGTACAAAGTATGATGCGTGGTTTGAAGAATCACGTCGAGTTATAATGCTTGAACGCTTCTTGAATAACCCTGGACCTCATGGCATTTGTTTGCCAGAGTTTTTATCGAAAGTAGATAATTTAATTTTACAAGGAACCTGTATGAAAAGATATGTTGATAAGATTGATCATAGATTTGTATGTTCAACTTTGTTACAATTAGAGACCATTAAACATAATCAGGTTGGATACGATGCTGCATTGAGAAATAGACGTAGTCCTCTTGCTGTTATGATAACAGGAGCCTCTTCAGTAGCAAAAAGTTCGCTTGTCCATATTTTATATGTCGTTTTCTGTAAAATTTTCAATTTACCAACAGGACCAGAGTATAAGTATACTCGGAATGCAGCAGATAAGCATTGGAATAATTTTAGGACTTATAAACACACCACCGTATTTGATGATGTGGCTTTTTTGCGCGATGGAGGAATGGGAGAAATAGATCCCTCCCTAATGGAAATTCTTTTAGCTATAAACAATATAGCATGGATACCACCGCAAGCATCCCTGGAAGATAAAGGGAAAACACCTTTTTGGGCAGAGTTGGCACTTTTTACAACTAATACACCGCACTTGAATGCGAATGCGGTGTTTTCATGCCCATTGGCTATTTTGCGGCGTATGGGTATAATCATAGACATTGAACCGAAAGATGAGTATCGTAAAGAGCATATGGAAGCTCAATTTATTGATCCTGCTAAACTTCCAACAATGGAAGGAGATCATTTTCCAGATTATTGGATTATAAGAGCGTATAGACCTGTTCCTGTTGCAACATATAAGGTTGATGATCGTGTTGGACCGGGAAATGATCCTTATGGTACAGGCGGTGATGGTCGAATGCATCAACAGGCAAAGTTTGAGTTTATACGTAAGTTTGATAACATTTACGACTTTATTGCATGGTTCACTGTACAAGCTAAGAAACATAGAATGAATCAAGAAAAATATATTGAGTTTACAGAGAAGATAATAGAATACACTCCGTGTGAGGAGTGTTTTGCGCCAGCACATTCGTGTGCATGTTGCCCAATATGCAAGAAAAATAAGTATACAGATAGTCATGACAGGGATTGTGTTGAATCTTCCTATGTATTTGAATTACAAGCTGATGACCAAATTGAACGTATTAGAGAGCGTCTCATTTTAAATCAAGAATTAGCACGTGTAACAAATCAAGTAAACAATGAGATGATTGAAAGTATAGTTCCATCAGAGGAGATCCAACCACTTGTGTGGTGGAATCCAATAAGATGGTGGCTAGCTACGACTTTAATGTTCTGGTGGTTTTTACCTTTCATTACCTCTAATTTTCGTAATCAACGAGTGGCAAACACTCTTTTACGGACACCTGGGCGTGAACAAGAAGGATATGCTTTATTAGCAAGTAATTCATTGGAACTATTAGGAATCTCGAAGAAAGCTCAAAAACGAATTTTAATTGGACTGGCCTTTGTAGCTGGCGCTGGAACCTTTTGTGCTGCAGTGTATGGTATACTATGTCTTTTTAAGAGACAGAAGACAGCGATATGTGAGCTTGATTGGTGCATTCTTAAGGGAACTGCACATGATATACATATACCAGATGCCAAAATGGATCCACATAATGCTTATAAGCACTTACGTGAAAAGCATTTAGTAGGTACGGAACCAGTGATTATTTCATCAGATGTGGTAGAGGAAACTAATGAGAAAGTTGAAATGATGACTAAACAGGTCAAATTGATAGACTTGAAGCCACCAACTGCCCGCGATTTTGAGCGACCTAATGCGTGGCCGAAAAATAATTATGAATTATCACGTTTTGAGCTGACACCACTTATAACATCATGGGCGAAAGAAAGTGAAGAGACAATTATCAATATTATATTTGGTAATATGCGTCGAATAAAAGTGATACGAGATCATGAGACTGATTTAGACTCAGTACGTGTGAGTCATGCACAAATTTTTTGTGTGAATGATCACACATATTTGATGAATAAGCACACCCTTGGTGACTTACCTGCAAAGGTGAGAATATGGAGGAGTATGGATACTTCTATTACAACATCTGTTGAGAAGACAATAACACATTCACAAGTTCATTTTGCCGGGCATGATCTGGCTTTTGTGTTCTTACCGTATTTTGAACCAATGCGCGACTTGAGAAGATTGTTCGCCAAGGTCATGATGGATGGTGCTTTTGAAGGAGTGTCAGTTGGAATTACGCAAGATGGTAAACAATATATGAATAAGATTCATGCTTTACAATTGCGTAGTATGCGAGATGAGAATGATGTTTTAAAACCTATGATTGGATACTTTGGTATACCTGAAAATGTGACGAAAAACGGAGACTGTGGGATGCCTGTAATTCGTTTTACGAGTAAAGGCCCAATTATAGTAGGTATCCATATTCTTGGACGTGAGAAGCCTAAAGCAGCGGGTATAGAGCCCGTTATTGAGGATGTAGTGAGTGATGCGATTAAGGCCATTCATATTGGTTTACCAATTACTACAGGACAAATAGTTTTGTCACGACAGAGTTATGAAGTTAAAGTTGGACCTGTGCCTGCTCGTTCTCCCGTGAACTTTATTGAGCATGGGCGAGCTTTGGTAATAACTGGCTTAGAAGTAAGGAGACCAAAATATAAGACGAACATAATGCCTAGTATGCTACAAAGCATGCTATTGGAATGCGGAATCAAATCTAAATATAATCCACCTGAAAAGTTGGATAAATATCATCCTTGGTATTTGGGGATGAAATCCCGAGTAGAAACAGCAGAATATTTTGATCGCGATACACTCCAATTAGCTGCTCAGGCTTATTTGGAACGCATTATAGAGAGATTACCAAAAAAAGAATATAAGCATGTGCATCTGTATGATTTGCATACTGCAATAAACGGTATGCCTGGAGTTGCACATATTCATGCTATTGATTGGACGACGAGTGCAGGATTTCCATATAATATTGGAAAGAAAGAATTCCGAATTCCTATCGATGAACATGATTTGTCCAAAGGCTTTAAATTTAATGAACAGATAACACAGGAGATAAATGAGATTCTTCATTCATATGCACAAGGTATCACAGTGCGACCTGTATTTAAAGGATCTCCCAAGGATGAGGTAATTAGTGATGCAAAAAATGAGATTGGAAAATCGCGTATCTTTCTTGGGAGCCAATTAGCATGGACCATTTCGATGAGAGTTATATTCTTGTGGGTAGCGCGTATAATGCAGAATAACCCCTATGTGTTTGAAACAGCTGCGGCCATGAACAATACCTCTGATGAATGGGAGGTCATTTTTCAATACTTGACACAACATTCCGATAAAAGGAAAGACTACGGATTTTTCAACCCAGAATTAGAGAAAGAAGCACAATATATTGCCGGTGATTATATAGGTTTTGATACCTATGATGATGTACTCGTTATGTGGTATTGTTTTTGGGTTCTGATCAAGTTAGCTAACCATTGTGGCGCTGATCCAGTGCACATTCAAATGATGTGGTGTGCAGCTTCAGATGCAACCTATTGTATTGCAGAATTTTGGGGCATTATTATAATGTTCCTTGGATGCACGCCCTCGGGTTTCAATTTGACTTTACTTATCAATAGTATTAAGAACAGCTTGTACATGCGTTGTACATACTTAAAATTGAATCCGTTACGTGAATGTAAGAGCTTTGATGAGTTCGTAGCGTTGATGACAATGGGTGACGATAATGTAGCAGGAGTGAGCGAAAATGTTCCATTTTTCAATCATACGAGCATTAGTGAAGTATTTGCCTCTGTGGGTATTGGATATACTATGGCAGAGAAAGATGCATCATCTGTTCCATATATTCCTATTAGTGATGTAACCTTTTTGAAACGGAGATGGAGATGGGACGATGAATATAAATGCCATGTATGTCCTATTTCTGAGGATTCAATTATTAAGTCCCTTTCATGGCGCATGGAAAGTGCCCATGTTTCCCCTCAGGATCATGCAATTGATGTAATAGGTAACGCTATGCGAGAATATTCGAAATATGGACGCTTTATATTTGAAGAAAAAAGATCTTTTTACAAAAATTTAGTCGAGAAATTAAACCTTAAAGCTTATGTACAGCCACATACTTTTCTATCCTTTGACCATTTCATTATGGATTGGTGTGATAAGAGTGATTATGTCGACTATGATCACCCATGGATGTATATAACCGGCGCATGGGAACGTGTCGGGCTCAGGCAAACCAAAACTTCCCCTAGTGTTGCAGTTACTGCTCAGCAAGTAGAATGCATGTCCCTACAAAGCGAGAGAATGGGCTTCACTAGTATCTCACCTGGGCGTTCCCCGAAGTTACTTTTTAGTAAAGAGTCTGGTAGGATCTCAAGACGTGGCATGACATTGGCGTGTCCTCTGAGCCGAGGCCGACCAATTGATAATAGGTTCAGCAAACAAGAAACAAAAAATGAACCTAGTGTTGAGGTAACAGCACCTCCTACCCTTGAAAGGAGCACAACAATTCAAGTCACACCATCATCAACGCCTAGAGGTGGTGCGAAGCAAGGCAGCCCGCGCTTGAGTGCGCAGGCACAAATAAATAAGAATCATCAAACACTCATGGCGCGTATAGCCAAGTTATTGGCTGTGTTGCCAGCTGATCTGGCGCAATGCCTATTGACAGACATTGAGTCCTATGTTTTTGATCGATTCAAACCACAGTCGGAAGAGTCTGTGGAAGGTAAGGAAGTGATAGGAGAATCACAAGAGGAACAAGAGGCTACGATTGAATTCATAGATCAAAAATCCGGAGACATGGCAACATTGATGGCATCTAAGCGAGTAGTATTTGATAAATCAGATGACGATGGATCCCTAACAAAGTTTTTAGGACGTCCTCTATTAATAAATTCTTATCTTGCACAATTAGCTGACACTTTTGGAACTACGCATACCATTAATCCTTGGAACGCTTTTTGTACGAATGCTTTGAACGAATATAAATTGAACAATTATGCATTTTTGCGTGGAAATTTACATTTGAAATTCGTTATAAGTGGTACTAATTTCATATATGGGTGCGAAGGTGTGTTTTATGCACATATGCAGGATTCACCAGTTAATAGCTCAACAGCTTATGGGAACTCTGCTTATACTGGAGCGAATGGGCAACATACAGCTCAATTGTCTCAACTACCGCATATCTATATGACTCCACATGATAGCAAAGGAGGAGAGTTGGTTATTCCATTTCTATATAATCGTAATTGGTTAACAATACCTAATGGCGGCACAGAATTTAATTATTTTGGTTCACTGATATATTATAGAATGGTTCAATTTCAATCAGCAAATGGTGGTACGTCCAGTGGTATCACCATTAATACCTTTGCGTGGTTAGAAGATGTGGAATTGTCAGGACCAACTACCACTTTAGCCTTCCAGAGCAAACGGACAACAACAAAAAAAGATGAATATGGAATGAATGGTACAGTATCGGGACCAGCATCAGCAGTAGCGGCGTTATCGAGTTGGTTTACAGATATACCCGTGATTGGACCCTTTGCCACAGCAACTCAACAAGGTGCGAAAGCTATAGCAGCAGGGGCTGCGGCGTTAGGTTATACTAACGAGCCTGAAATATCAAGCATCCATTCATTTCGACCAGTGGTTAACCCACCCTTAGCATCTTCTGAGATAAGCTTTCCTATAGAAAAATTAACTATTGATCCAAAAAATGAATTGACAATAGATAATGGATCAATTGGTGGACCTAGGATCGATGAGCTTAATATGAAATACTTGCTTACGAAGGAAGCTTATTTAGGTAATATAACGTGGGCTCAAACATCTGCAGAAGGAACGGGTTTAGGATCGTTTACCATTAATCCAGGCACTTTTATACAAGTTGACACTAGTACATATAATTCTACATATGCATATGCTGTTTATCCTTTACCTATTGCGTATTTCTCGCAATTGTTTCAGTTTTGGCGTGGCGATATTATATTACGTTTCAAAGTAATCGCATCTCAGTATCATAAAGGAAGGCTGCGGATCATTTTTGATCCATCTGGTCATGGAGGTACAACAGTTGTGAATACTGATTCGCTTAATGCCGTGTATTCTGAAATAATAGATATTGGCGCGGAGACAGATGTTGAAGTGAGAATTCCTTATATGCAAGCAGCTGAATGGTCATTGATACAACCTTTCCAATCTTCACCTAATTATACATTGGGTAGTATTGGTGGTTTTAATCACTTGGTGCCTTATACAAATGGTACTGTGGTTTTGAGAGTGATGAATGAACTTACTGCTCCAGTGGCTGGAGCTACTGCTACAATTATGGTATTCGCAAGGGCAGCTGAAAATTTTGAATTGAATGGACCAGCTACACAGTGGGACACCGGGAATTATAATTATTCCTTGTTTACCCCACAGTCGATGGAAGTTATCGAGAAACGTGAGATTTTATTCTCTAAGCCCTCTGTACCTAAACCAGAGCGGTATTTAACTAATTTTGGAGAAGGTTATGTGTCGTTACGACAAGTTCTTAGACGATTTACTACAGTAGGCGTTGATACACTTTCATTAACTGCAGCTAAACTTAATGTTTGTTCAAAGACGATAACCCGTTTTCCTTCATCATATGGTTGGGACCCTAATGGTAATAATTCAGCACATACTCAATTGTCTGTTGGTACTGCCAATTTTAGTTATTGTAAGCTAACTCCATTGACTTGGGTTATGTCATGTTTTTTGGGAGTAAGAGGTTCAGTAAATTGGCTATTCACAGAAGCTACAGCTTCTGCGCAAGGAGCATATGTGAGTAATGACATTAGAGTAACCCGTGCTCCATCCACTTCTGGTGGTGCTACTAGTATTGAGGTAACTGCGTATTCTTCAGGAACTATTTCGGTATGGGCCAATTACTATGATGTGATCATCTCAGATTCGTCAGGAGCATCTTTTACAGATACCAGGGTTCAGCCAACAGCTGCAGTATGTTTGCCTAATTATAATAACTATTTCTTTAGTGGCACACAACGAGGCTATGCAACTAATCCAGCATTGACTGATGGTAGTTGCCTCGATATATTCGGGGTGACTTGGTCAGTTGATCTTAGTCAGCAATCAACAGGAAGTTTTGTATCTCACTTAATTTCATCTGTAGGCATAGGAGCTGATTTCAACGTGGTTGGTTTCTTCCATACACCAGTGATCTATGTCTTGGTCACAAATCCAACACCTAATTGATGGTGTATAAATAATAACAATCGCGCAAAGAAGAGTGCGTGTAAGACAACTCTTCCAAAAAATGTAGAAATAGTAATTTTATATTTCTTGAAAATGGAGCGATACAGCCGCTTCATCCATCTTTGGTTTTACGTGTTAATGTCCTTAGACTATACTATCTTGAATGATAGACTTTATATTGAGTTTTGTAGTCTGGGGGCATTCCCCCAGATGAAATTTTTTATCAACATGAAGTTGTACAGTTTTTAGGATGTAGCAATGTGCTGC